AAAATCAATAACAATCTGCAAGGTCTTTATTTCCTGATTGAGCTGTACTACTGTAGGATGTCTTTCAGATGCTTTCTCTAAGGTAGGGGTAGTAAGTTTTACTGCCGACTCTTTTTGTATTTCTTTAACAGCCTCACGTATGGTCTCATTCTTTTGCTTATATAGCATATTAAGATTATTCTTCTCGATCATTAGTCTCGAGACCCATTTAGCCTTTTTTGCAGGAAGCATTAGTGCAGCTTCCTTTAAGTTCAGCTCATCAAGCTTTACATCGTTCTCAAGCTCATGTATATACTTCTGCAGCAAATCCATAAATAACAGTATATAATATAACCATTAAAAATCAATATATGATGACATTTAAAGAATTTATTATGCGGGAAGACAATACAGCTGGTGCAGGTGGAGTATTTGGTGATGCACCTAGCATGGGGCACGGTGGAGATTTTGGCAATACCGATTTTTATGCACCTGGCGATATGCGAATACCTGTAGCACTAGGTGGCAAAGTCAAGATTAAGGGCAAAGGCAAAAAAAAGAAAATACTGGTACAAAAACGAAATCTGTTTAAATACTTCTGATGGATTTAGGTCATTGGGTATTATCTGCTGGTACAAATATGGATGAAGCCGCTTTTGGCTTTATATACGAAATTAATAATACGGTAACAGGTAAGAAATATATAGGCAAAAAACAATGTACAAGGAAATTGAAACGACAACCTCTGAAGGGTAAGAAGAATAAACGAATTGAAGTTAAGGAATCAGATTGGCGAACTTATACAGGCTCCTCTACAGAGCTGAATAGTGATATAGAGAAGTATGGGAAAGAAAAATTTACCTTTACTATTTTATATGTTTGTGGTTCTAAATGGGAATTAGGTTATAGAGAAATTAAAGAGCAAATAGAGCGCGACGTGATATTACGGGAAGATTACTACAATGGAATTTTAAACGTCCGCATAGGTACACCTCCAAAAAATTTTATTGCATAAGTGAATATTTCCGTTAGACTTAAATGGTGAAGTTATACCATGATGTAAAGCGGCTCGACCTGCGATTAGTAGATTTAAATCATGCAATAAAGTTATGTATCGAGCCTCAAGTTGAAGAAGATGTATATAGGTTTTCAATTACAAAAAGTTCTTTGATTCGAAGCTTTATTCTTTATAGGTGTTTACTTTTCATACTAGACTCTATAAAGATGGCGTCGGTGCAGCATTTAAAGATTGTTTTCTTTATTAACCCGTCTCTCGAGCTCAACAATCTCCAGCAGTATTCTTCTTTTTTTAATGTATGTTTTAGGAAATTATCGAAATATCTGGCGCTGAGTCTATACGTTGATAGTGTCGATATAAATGAAATATTAGGGGTTGTTACTGACTTTTCTGGTGAAGGCCGTGAAATTAGAGCGAAGATTGGTATGATTAGCAACAAATTACACAAGAAGATAGATTTAAGCAAGTTGGATAAATTGTTAATTAGCAGTGGGATAACAAAAATTTATTCAGATTTTATAAATGATTATAAAGTTAAATTAGGATTATATACAACATAAATATAATATATGAAATTTTTGTCTAGTTTGATAGAGAGATACAGACAATTAGAAACAACTCCTCCAGAATGGGTTAATGAATATACTACAGGGATGCCCGGACCGGTGATACCTGCAACTACCCCAACAAGTGCACCCGGGTCCTCAACAATTAAAACGGATATAGATAATTTACTGAAAGTACAAAGAGATCCTGAGCTAGAAAAACGAAAAAAGGAGCTCGATGATCTTTATAAACAGGTATCTGATGCATTAAAGAAAAAAGCTCAAGAAACAGCAAATGCTCTAAAACAAACAGCGGCTAACGTAGGTAAGCCTAGTACACCTACAACCCCCACTGTACCGGTAGTATGAGATTTGAAGATCTAGTTAACAAAAAATTTGAAGCTCTTTTAGAGCAAGGCCCTGATGCTGTACCTGAAGTTAATATGCCAGCACAAGAACCGGTTGCAGCACCGCAACCGGAAGCGCAAGCTCAACCCGCGGAACCAAAACCATTAACACCTGAAGGTGAAGTCTTTCTAATTAATCTTTTGA